GTCCAGATCAAGTTCTCGTTGTTCTGAGCGATACCTGCGAGCATAGTGCTGATAAGACCCTCGGTCAAGTTAGTGCCGAGTGTTCCGTTCTGAACGTCTCCCGCTTCCCATGAATCGTTGAAGGTGTTCTTGCAGATCTCGCGCTGATATTGCAGCTTCTTAAGCTCAAGCACGCGCTCAGTCAAGTCTATCTCACCGGTAGGAGTGAAAGCACATGTCGCGTTCGCGAAGGTAACGTTGTCGTTGATTCGCTTCACGACTTGTTTGTATGCGATGTTCTCCTTTACGGTCACGTGTTGCAGTGTCTCGTTGGCGTAGAATGCAGCCTTAATGTACTCACCGGCAAAACGGCCAGCGTACGTAGTTGTGTTGTTGACAGTAGTTGCCATGTTTTAGATTTTATTTTGAAGATTAAACAATATTCGCTCTTGCATGCTCATGCGTGCGAAGGGCTTCGTGGGTACCGCAGGTGCTGGCTGCTTAGTGCGGCCCAGTTGCACCTTATCCTTCACTGAAGGAGCGGCAGCGCTTGACTTCACCTCTGAGAGTTCAGTCTTGATGCTGCTCAATTCGGTGGCCTTGCTAACGTTGTCAGCTTCTGCCTTCGATAGCTTGCTGAGCAGTTCGCTGTTCTGACCTTCAAGTGCAGAGATGCGCGAGCTCAAGCTCTCGATTGTTTTGATGAGGTCTGCGGTGCTCATCTCTTCCTCGACCATGACTTCCTTGATCTCTGCGACCTTGGCGTCTTCGCCGATGACAAGAGTGCGACCGTCTGCGAGGATGTACTCACCGGCCATCAGAGGCGCAGCGACACCGTTCTCGTCCTTAACGTATACGTCAGCACCTACTCCCCACTCCTCGGCGCTTGTGTAGATGACTGTGCCATCTGCAAGAGCGCCTTCGATCTCGAGCTTCACTTCTTCGGAGAAGATCTGCTTCGGGTCGATGCTGAACTGGTGAAAGATGTCGCGTACCTTTTGTGCGATTTGTCCTTTCATGTTGCGATTGTTTGCACAATAGACTCGAGTGCATAACTTTTCCCCAAAATGTAGCACGAAGCGCACTACTTTTGTCAAGAGATATAGAGGAGTGATGTTTTGAGTTCAAAAAAGAGGAGCGCCATCGTGCGCTCCTTTTTTATGCCAGTGCTTCGAGTAGTGCCTTGACGAACAAGTCCTCGTTCGCATCACTGAGGGTCGTGATCATGTGGTCGAATATTCCCTCGATGCTGAAGCCCTTCACTCGTCCGAGTTCGACGTCTTCCCAGATGTCATCGGCTTGCACATAAGTGCCGACCATCCACGTGCCCACCGGTACGTCGATACCCAGTGAGACGCTCTTGTCGTTCTCGTCTTCCTTGATCCAGGTCTCGACGACTGTGCATCCGGTCACTGCGACCTCGTGCTCGAGCGTGTGATTGTGGTGCAGGTTTTTCATCATAAAGTGATGCGCGCACTTGTATACTGTGTCGTCGTCGAAGTAGATATAGAACTCCTCGCCGGTATTCTTGTCGATGCGGAGTATATGCTTGTTCGGTATGAGTGCCGGGCCGTATAGCATCCGACGCTCTTTCTTTACAGCGCTGAGCTTGACATCACTCAAGGCGACCCAGTTCGTCTCGATAGCTGGAAACTCAACGAGCGATATTGCCTGCACACCGAGCTGCATGTTCTCGTCGATGACGCACTTCATAACTTTCTTTTTTTCCATGGTTTTATGTTCGATTTTAGTGTATACTTGTAGCGGTTCAAATATCCTTCATAGTATTCTGGTTAAAGGTTTGGCCGCGCTAACGAGCGCGGCTTTTCATTATAGCCTTGCCAGCTCCTCCACGCGATCACGTGCCTGCGTCGCTTTCTCTACGTCGCCTGCCAGCACATACGCTCGCGGTGTCTGTTGCTCCGGTCTGTTATTGAGGAAGTCGAGCACGAGAGGGTTGAAGCCTGGAGTCGTCGACTCACCGCCTCCACCTCCACCGGTGCCACCTCCACCGCCACCTCCTGAGATGTCCGGAAGTGATGAACTTGTCGGAGGCTGACTGCTCTCGAATTGTGTCGCCTTGATCTTCGCTATCTGAGCAGCACCAGCAGCGACTGCGGCTGCGGCAGCGATACCGCCACGGATAGCACTCGTAGGGTCTCCCACGACGAGCTGAGAGCCGAATGCGGCCACAGCACTCGCCGCTGTGTTGACGATGGCGCCTGCTATTTGTAGCTTCTTGTTCTTCTCGAATGTCTTCTTCTGCTCTGCCTCGAGTAGTGTCCTTCTCTTGATGAGATCAGCACGCTGTTGAGCAGTGCGAGCGCCTTCGATCTGCTTGTCGAGGTCGCTGAGCTTTGTCGCCAGTTCGGTCGCTGTCTTCTCGTTCAGTGAAGTGAACGCAGCCACTACGTCACCGGCTGCCTTGAGCCACTGCTCAGTAGTCTCGAGTGCTGCCTTGATGCGGAGCTCCTTCTGTTTGTTGACATACTCCTCCTCGAGTGCTGTCGAATCTTGGCCGAATTTCTTCGCCAGTGCGATGCGTGCCTCATAGTCGGCCTTCAGTACTGCCAGATCGTTGTTGAGTTGTTGCTGACGTGCAGTGAGTCCGGCATTCTGGGCCGTGAGCACTGCTTGCTGGCGCTCCTTCTCCTTGTCGACTTCCTCCTGCGCGTACTTGTCAGTGATTGCCTTGCGCTTCTTCTCGTACTCTTCCTTCAGTGCCGTCGCATCTTCGCCTTCATTCTCCAGGATAGTGATCTTCTCGAAGTAGACCTCACCAAGCGCATCGAGTTCGGCTTGCTGTGCACCCTTCTGTGCGGTCAAGTTCTCCTCGATCAGCGCCTCGAGCTCGGCTTGTTGCTCTTCGCGTGCCTTCTTCGTTAATTCCACGAGCTGCTTCGCGTACTTTTCGCGTATTGCCTGCTCTTCCTTGCCTTGAAGTTCGACGATCTGAGCAGTGTCGACCTTCGCCTTGATGGCTTGATCCTTCAGCTGTTTGTATTTCTCCTCGACTGCGGCCAGTTCCTTCTGTTGATCACTTGCTGTTGACAGTCTGAGCTCTTCTTGTGCCTTCCGGATCGCTTCGTTCACTGCGTCTTGTTGAGACTTCAGTGCATCAGCGGTCGCCTTCGCCTTGTCAGAGGCGCTCTTGGCCGCTGCTTTGTCCGTATCGGCGAAGCCCTTCTTGAGCTTATCAAGATTGTCAACGAATATCGTCCCGAGCTTGTCGAAGTCCTCCTCGGTAGCGTTCAATTTCTTAAGCTCTTCTTGTTGCTTGTTGTATTCGGTCGTAAGTTGAGCGACCGCTCTCTCGCGTTCATTTAGTCCGACAAGATTGAACTGCTCCTGGAGCGTGACGCGCTTCGCATTGAGTGCATTGATAGCTTCGACCTTGATGATCTCGCGGTCTATCTCTTGAGTCCGATACTTGTCACGTAGTTCGGCGAGCTGCTTCTCCTGGTCTTCACTTATTCCGACATAGCTGCGCTGTAAATTCGTGAGTCGGTCAATTTTCGCCTTCGTATCGCTCAGGTCTTTTTGATTCGACTCGAGCTTCAGCTGCGTAATCTTCTGACTGTTGCCTGCCGCTTGTGCGAAGGCCAGACGCTCGGCATCCTTACGTCGTTCAGTCGCCTTGTCTTGTGCCTCGTTGAGCTTGTCAACGTCCTCACGCTGGCCATCGATGAAGGCCTTCGCCGCGAGTGCGATGGCTATGATGGCCGCAGCTATGGCGAAGATAGGGTTCGCAAGGAGTGCCTTGCCCAGTGATGAGAACGCACCGCCGAGGCCCTTGACTCCGTCTATGATTCCTTTGAACGAGACGTTTTTGATGTTCCCGGCAAAGTTTCGGACGTCTTGACTGAGGCCTTCGAAGTCGAGGTTCTTCAGTCGATCAGTCAGTCCTCCGGAGATGTTCTTCAAGTTCTCGAGCGGAGGCCCTGCATTCTGTCCGGCGCTCTCCGCGATGTCCTTCAGTTGATCGTTGACTTCACCGAGGCGCTGTGTGAGTGCTGTGTACTTCTCAGTCCCGAGTGCTTCTTGACCGGCAAGCAGCGCCTTCTTTAGTTCGCGCTGCTCTTGCTTGAGGTTCTGAGTCTTCGGCACCAGGTCGGAGATCTTGCCTCCGAGCTTTTCGTACTGAGCACTCAGCTCCTTGTACTGGTCGCTGTTTACCTCGGTAGCCGCGAGCTGTTCCTTCAGCTTTGCCAGCTGATCAGTAACGCTCTGAGTATTCTGCGCGACCTTCTGCTCGGCATTCGCCACCGACTCCAGACTATTTGCTACGCTGTCGAGCGTGCCTATCGTACCGTCTGCTTTAGTCTCGAGTTCAATTATGTACTTTTTAGCCATGTACTACGATGTATGTGATGAGTGAAAGAAGAGCCCAGGCACCGAGCACAAGTGCCCAGCGAAGTAGGTAGAACATGGCAAGACGTCGCCCCTTCAGATGACGCTCTCCGGTGTTGGTTTTGTAGCCAGCCTTGATAAGCTCAAGTAGCGGCGTGATCGTGTTCGTGTTGGTATACATTAAGTGAGTTTTGACTGTGTGTATGTTAGTGATGCGGTCACGTGAAAAGTGTCCGGGAAGCCTGCGCCTGCTACCTGGTAGCCGATGCGGTGAAGGTTCGCGACTGCGACGTTCACGCCGAAGGTGAACACATACGCGCCGATGCCACCGATGACGTTCAAAGGTGTGAGAGCACTGACGGCTGCCACTCCTCCGCTCTTGATCATGGCGAAGCTCAGCACTCCGCTCTCATAGTTGCCGGTGAGGTTGTCGTCTTGTATCGTGTACGAGAGCAGACAATTCCAGCAGGTATCGTCGGGCATGTCGATGTGCGAGTTCAGCACTCCATTGATGAAGAGAAACTGACCGCCTGCCGCTGCGAAGGTCTGCTTCGATTGCAGCATGATGACGCCACTCTGAGCATAGCCGTCGGGACTTGTTGCTGGTGTGTTGTTCATATAGCCACCTCCCAGATGCGTGCCGCTCTGCTTGGTGTATACGTTGCGACCGAACATGCTCACGCCTCCGGTGCCTTCCATGATAGTCTTGTCACCGACAGCGATGCTGTAGGGGTTGTTCACGTCGAGTTTTATGTCAGAGCCAACAGCAAGCGAGTATACGTTCGTCGATGAGTTGTCAAGTCGCTCCGTCATCGTGATCGTGTTCAATGCGTTCGAGATCTCGCTTGCACTGCGTCCGACCTTCGTAGTAGCTGCGAGTGTGACGTTCTGCGGTGTAGTCGTGAAGCCGTAGCAGGTATTCGTGACGCTGTCCCAAAAGTAGCCGAAGCGCACACATGACTCTTCTGTCGATGCGATAGGGTCGCCGTTCCCATCTACGAACTGGACGACACCGTTGTCGTCCACGTTGTCAGGCGTCTCGGTGCTCTCCGGCACTGCGTCGATGAGCTTGAGAAGTTTGACTTGAGTCACCTCTGCGCTGCCGACCTTGTAGTCGTTGATCTCGAGGATGCGCCACCACGAGTTCACTACCCAGATGCGATCGCTGAACTTGAAGTTCAAGATGTCGCTCAGCTCGAGCGCAAAGTATGCCTCCATCAGTCGAGCTTGTGGGGAGTAGAGCTGATTCAGATAGTCACGCCAGTACTCGTTGAAGAGGTTTTTGTAAGGCGACGCGCCTATGATATACAGAGGCACTTCCGGTGCCCAGTTGAGATCGAGGTCGGTGAAGAAGGGTATGATGTTCTCGTAGTGATTCAGCACCGGGACGACATAAGCTGTGTCTGGAGTACCTACTTGGAAGTCGAAGAGCGTCATCTCATAGTCACCTGCATGGAAGAGACAGCGCATCTTCGGACTGATGAAGTTGCCATCGTTGTCTACGAACTTTGGAATGACCAGCGACGTGCCTCGAATATAGTTCGAAGGTGTCGACTGAGTGATGAGCTGAATCTTCTGCTCGCTATCCTTCGCAAAGTCGTTCGGCACATCGTTCACGCTGACCGTAAAGTCCGCGAGCTTGTAGTCGCCATAGATTCGATTCAGTCCGGTGTAGATCTTCGAGCCTACGTCTTCGCCTGCCGAGTATGTGAACGTGAGGCGCTTCGTCTGGAAGTCGCTCGTGTTGCTGAGTGTGATGTCCTTCGAGATGTCGAGCTTCTCACTCCAGTCGCGATCGCTTCCACTGCCGACGTAGTTGCTGATAGGCTCAATGATGAGAGCATTCGGCAAGCTGCGGTCAGGCACGATGACGCACGAGTGCATGTTGAATACATCGCGAAGGAAGTCGCCCTGCGTCATGTCCGGTGCATTCGCTGCCCAGTCAAGAGTGAGGCCGTCCATGAAATTAGCGTCGATCAGTTCGAGACCGGTGCCGCTATCGTATCCGCTGCCACCTTGCAAAGTAGCCGCAGTCGTCGCTTGATACATGAGTCGGAACTGATCACCTGCCGCTAAAAAGAACTGAGGAGCGCCGTTGACTGAGTCGAAGTTCACAGTGCTGCCAGTGATCTGCGAGGTGCCGAGCATAATATTCGCACCGCTCGTGATATTGTTGAAGTATATGTTCACGCTACCTCCGAAGCCGGTAGACGTGAAAGTATACCAATAGCGAAAAGTATAGAGACCAGTAGCAGGTGCTGTGAAGACTGCCGAGGTGACTGTGTTGCCGTTGTCGAAGTCCTCGGTCACGTTAGTCACTGCGACAAGTGTCGGCGTCAAGGCTGTGGTCGTGTTGTTCCAGAAGCGAAATATAAAGCTCTGTACATTTTGAGTATATGCGAGCTGCTTGCTGTTGATCCAAGGTGCGTAGTACTTTACCAGTACGTTGTCGAGCGTCAAGCCGGTATATGTGAAACCTGCCTCCTCGATAATCTTCTCGAATATCCACTGCCAGTTGAGTGATGGCGTAAGGTCTCCGGCACGAGGTGCAAGGAAGGCTGAAGTCGAGTAGATGCTTCGCGTGCCCGGTGTTCCGCTCTCGTCCCACTTCTGACCATAGTCAGCGAGTGAATACAGATAAGGGTATCCAGTAGCAGCTACGACTTCCGCATAGTTGAGCACTGCGTTGAGGTCAGCGAGTGCCGCGATGTCCTTGAGCTTCTTCCCTGCGATTGCATTGAAGAGGTCAGGGCTCTCCGCGTAGAACGTGACCTCGAAGTCTGCGAGCTTGCCTGCCTGAGTGATCACGCGCATCACGCGTACGTATCCGATAGCTATCGGCAAGGTCTGCACTCGTAGCTCAGCGGGTAGCTTAGTCTGGAAGTAGTCGACGTCGGTCTTGAAGTTGACGTCGTTGAGATAGCCGAGCGCTTGCAGGTTGTTGTCGGTGCAAGGTATTCTGAATTGACGACTGAATGAGCCCAGTGCAGCAAAGGTCTGAAGGTCTGAGAAGCGCCAGTTCTGACTGATAGTCTCGTTCTCATATAGTTCGAGGAAGCGCTTCTCGGTAGTGTCGACAAGTGTCTGAATGCGGAGCGAAGCAATCAATGGAATCGGTGACAGATTCGAAAAGTCGAGCCCTACGTCGGTCGTGATGTCACCGGTCAAAGGATCAAACGTGAGCACGACACAGCTCTCAACGAGGCCACCGATAGAAGGGTCGGCTGTAATTGTGCTGCCTGGTGTGAAGAAGCTGTTGTCAGGCACCGGGTCGCCGATATTAGTCGCGCTGTTGATGTTCCAGCTTGTCTGTGCGACAAAGTAGGACGGACTGATGTTCCATAGACCGTTGTCTACCAAGGCAGTGCCGCCTCCGGTGACGATGAGCTCTACGTCGTATCTCATGACCAGTAGTCTTGTGAGTATTTAACCTTCAGCACAATATTGTAGAGCTTGCCGTTTCGCTCCTTCCGTTCGAGGAAGCTCGTCTCGTCGATGCTCACCGGTAGGCAGGTGCCGTCATCGAGCACGATGTGGACTTGATTGCTGACGAGTAGACCACGCAGGAAGACGTACTCGTTCTCTTGCACCCAGTCCGATGTGACCTGGAGCGTCTGCGTCACTATCGTCTGACGATCGGTGAGCACGCGGTCATTCGACTGATAGAACGGTGACTCTCCTCTCCAGCGTGTCTGCTTATATTGCTTGCGTTCGATGCTGTTGGTGATCTCGTTTTTCTTGATGAAGTTAAAGTAGTCCCACCCACTGCGTGAGTTCACCCAAGCAAGGCGCACCGGTGCATATCGGCAGTCCCACTGACCATAGAGCTCGGCATTGTAGAAGACGTAGTACGCTGATCTCACCGCATTGCTTGCGTTCAGTATATTGATGACATAGTACCTCCATCCAGGATACATGCTCGGCTTCTCGGTAGATGCCGAGTCATTGATGTTCGCAGGGTAGGCACCGAGACAGAGCATCGTGTCCGGTGTCACCGATGAACTCGTATATGTGTGTGCTGTTCCAGCTGCATCATACAACAAGATGCGCCACTTGTTGGCGTTGTTCGATGTCAAGTAGGTGTCGTTGCCAGGGAAGAAGAGCATGCCATAGTCGGCCTCGCGTGCTGGTATGTAGATCGTATTCGCCGCTGTTGCACCTACCCATGCCGACGGCTTCATCGTCCATGTGTGTGTTGACTCGAAGCGGTCGCTCATAGCTCTGCTCGTTGCGGCACTCGTGAGTGCGTACTTCACGTCGATGCTTCCGCTGTTTGGATTCGGCTTGTAGCCGTCTCTCATCTGGTAGTAGCCGTTGACCACTACGATCTCGGCAGGCTCCGTCACGTTGCCCGAAGGCGTGAGCACTCCTCCGACTATCCAGTACTCCTCAAACGTCACCGTGTAGGTGTCCCATGCGTTGCCGATAGGCTCGTCCACGACGTCGGCTTGACTATGAATGTCGGGCATGTCCTCGTAGTTGCGAAGACTCACCAGACTACCGAGGTCGTATATGATGCCTCCGTATGGATCAACTGAGAGCATGAAGGTGTAGACCTCCGACGTACTGCCGACGGTCACGCTTGCCTGGATCCTGAAGCCCGGCTGTGAGCTGTTGTCGCTCGTCATGTGGAAGATGAGCCGCTGTCCTCTCGGACTCCACGCATACGGCTGCTCTGTGAGAGTGATTGCCATGTCTTATGTTCTGAATTTTTTCTTCGTGTTGAATATTGTGTCGACTCTGATGCTGATCGCTGCGTCAAGTGCTGCGATGAAGTCGTCGCCTCGCTTGTCGAGCTCTGTCTCGATTGCATCACGGAAGTAGAAGATCGGCTCGATGCCCTTCTTCGAGATGCTCTTGGCAATACGTGCCGCCATGCGGAGCTTCAACTTCTCCATAGTCACCTCCTTGCCGGTGCGCTTCGACTCTCTCTCTGGTGAGGTGAACTGCGAGCGCTTCATTCGATTCTCGTCGTCGACATTGCGAGGCTTGATACCCTTCGCATTGATCCACTTCAAGATAGGACTGATAGGTATCTTCCCCCCTCGATAGGAGTAGGGACTCCCCCACTTCTTCTCGGTGCCGTTGACACCTTGCTCGATGAAGTCGCCGTATGTGGACGCCTCACCTCCTGCATAGAAGTACAGATACGATGAGCGTCCGGTCAGCTTGCGGTCGAACTTCAAGTTCTTCGCCAGCGTGCCGGTCGCATTGCGTCGTCTGCTCTTGCCACCGATGCGACGTATGATGCGAATATTCGAGACAGCGTTCTCCACTACTCCCTTCCCGAAGTCATCGAGGAGATCATAGAGCGCCTGGTATTCGACCGGTCTTGCCATCAGCTCAGTGTCAAGTTAAGAGCACCGGCTGCATAGATGTATGCGTCAGTGTTTGCGTCCATAGATTCGCCCCATGTCTGATATGCGTCGCCGTCGATAGGCAGCAAGCCAGTGATGAGTGCAGTGTTCTCGTTGTCGCTGAGCACATAGGCGAAGACTGCCTCGCTCTCCAAGTTGTCGAACTTGATCGTCAGCGTGAGCTGTGTTGCGTCTTGCTCGATGCCGTCCTTCCAGACGGTTATAGGTGTGATTGCTTTCATGTTATGATCGTTCAAGTAGTAAGCTAAAAGAGACAAAGGTGCCGCTCGCCGAGCTCGGTGCATTGTTCACGCCCTTGATGCTGATTGTGTCACCGGCTGCGACGCTGACCGTGTTGGTCGTGTCGCTCTTGGTCACGTTCGAGCCGTCAGCATTCGCGAAGGTTATAGTGATGGCTGTGTCCGCTGCGTTTTTGCGAAGTGTGAAGACCATCGTGCCACCGCTTGACTGGAGAGCGCCGATGCGTATGTATAGGTTCTTGATTGTGCCGGCGCATGGCATGACTATGATTCGAGCATTCTCGCTCGTGTTCGGTGCAAGGCTTCCGCTGATGCCCCAGTATGCGGTGCTGTTGGCTGCTTGTGAGATGTTTGGATTCGATGCGTAAGCTATCGAGTCACCGGCAGGCTTCGAGTTGAAGGTAGACCAGTCTGCCGCACTCAGGAAGCCAGGCTGTGCAGCACTCGCCTTCTGTCCATTCGCGTAGTCGATACTGATCACTCCGCTTGAGCTGTTGAAGTCAGCCGCCGTGAAGGCCGCCGCTCCTTTGGTTGTGCCATCAGCTGCCGCGTCTGCGATGCTCAAGGTACGATCTGCACTCAAGTCACCGCCTCCAGATAGTGGCGAGCTCGTCGATATGCTTCTCGATGTCGAGACCTTGCTGTTGAAGGTCGACCAGTCAGCACTCGATAGAGCACCACGAGCTGAAGCACCTGCCGTCGGTAGGTTAAATGTGTGAACTGAGCCAGCGCTACTGATGCCGAAGTCGGTGCCGCTCGTGCCGGTAGCGAACGTCTGAGTGTTCGCGGTGAGTCCGTTGAGTGAGCTGAGGCCGATAGCATAGGTGCTATGCACCTCGCCGATCGTCGAGTCTTCAGTGTAGAGAGTCACAGTCTTGCCGTTCGTGTTCTGTATGTCGAACTCGATGTGCACGCGGTCAGTAGCCAGTGTGACCGTGTTCGGTACTGAGATCGTGAAGGTGTAGAGGTCGAGCACATTGCCGTTCGTGATTTGCTCCACTGGTGAGACAGCCACGAGCGTGAAGTTCGTGCCGTCATAGGTGTATAGCTTGGCAAGTATCTCGGCATGATTCGCACCGCCTCCAGTCTCAGACAGATAGACGTCGATAGTCCAGACTCCGGAGGGTATGATCAAGTGATTCGGTGAGCCGATATCTGTGATGAAGCGAGCGATGACTCCGGTAGTAGCTCGCGTGAAGTTAGCTGCTGGGCCAGTGCCAGCATCGGTGCCGAGTTCGTAGTATGCGTTGCCTCCGATAGTGCCTTGAGAGACGTTGCCGTTGAAGTAGAAGATCTGTCCTCCACCGCCTCCGGTGCTCGGAAAGTTAGCCAGTGAGCCGTCGCCTCGTATATACTGGTCAGTCGTACCTGCTCCACTGACCGCAAGAGTGCCTGCCGTCGTGATAGGTGAGCCGGTGACTGCGAATGCGGTCGGCATCGTGAGAGCAACAGAGGTCACTGTGCCTCCGCTCGAAGGTGTCACGTTTACCCACGACGTGCCGTTGTATTGCAGTGTCTGTCCGTTGCTCGGTGTAGTGAGAGCGACGTCATTGAGTGCATCGAGCGCAAGGCCCGGTATGATGACCCACTTCGAGCCGTCCCACTCGAGCAGGTCGCCCTTCTGTGTTCCAGCTATGAGGTCGCCGACCGTCTTCGGTATTGCCGGGAAGTTCTGAAGCGCTCCGGTGCCGTCGATGTACTGCGCCGCGATTCCATTCGCCGTGATGGCAAGAGTGCCGGACGTTGTCACTGGCGAGCCACTAACAGAGAGTGCAGCGTTCGCAGGTGCAGGTACGCTCAAGCCGACAGATGTGACCGTGCCACTTCCAGTTGATGGTGTAGATGCCACCCACTCCGTGCCGTTCCACGTCAGTACCTGCCCATTCGAAGGAGTCGGTGCGTTCACATCACTGAGGTCGTCGAGCTCGCTCGGTATCGTCGGCAAGTTGTCGAGGTCGGTGTAGTCATTCGAGAAGGCCGCTGCTCCCAGACTCGAGATGTCTGCCTTGAGGTCGAGTGCAGCTTGAAGGTCGAGCTGATTGCTGAGCAGGCCTCCGATGCTTCCCCAGTTCGTGCCCACGTCACCGGTAGCGTCGAACTTCACTCTGCCGTCTCCCAGATCTGTGATCGTGATGTTCGCCCCTGCGGTTAGGTCAAGCAGGTGCTGGTTCACGTTGTCGACCGTGTTCACTCGTAGTATGATGCCGGGAAGCGGTGAAGGAGGAGTCGATGGACTACCGCCACCGATAGCCCAGTCCGCAGGTATGTCACAAGCTGAGTAGTTGTTCGGTACGCTGATCGTGAGTGCAAGTGTGCAGCCACTCAGTGTATGCGTCCACTCCTCGATGAAAGGAGTGATCGTGCTCTCGCCTTCCACTTCCACGTCCGAGCCGAAGACAGTCTGTCCGTTCTGTATCTCACTGAGCAGGTCTTCAGCCAGACGTATGCAGTCGCTGATGCTCTCCTTCTGGTAGTCGGTCTTGTCTTCCTTGTCGCGAGGTATGTCCGCGAAGATGACGTCGAAGGTGAACAGACGAGCACCTGCCGCAGCTCTCACCTCGACCGGTGCGACGTGCATCCATGGGAACTGCTGATCCTTGTCAAGGTCGGTCTGGTCTACCTGCCCATGCGTGAAGCGCTTGATGAGATAGTGACCGTCTGCGAAGAGCTTGAAGCGCTCGATGACGACGTTATAGCTGATGTTATTAAACATGTCCTCTCTTTATTCGTTTGAGCATCCGGAGCTTCTCTGCGTTATAGTCGCGCATATAGCTCAAGTGCGTGTATATCTCGTATATGTTCCTATCGAGTACTGCGTCGAACTTCGTCACGTCGTTGCTGGCAAGTATCTCGAGGATATGTAGCCAGCCATAGCGGTCGAGGCCGTCCGGTGTCAAGTCAATCTCATCCTCATCTCCATCTCCACTATCTGCTCCTCGAGCATACTTGTCACGCAGTCGCGTGCGATAGTCGAAAAAAAAACCAGCGCCCCCTGCACTTGACTCATCGACATGCCCTTCAGTGTCTCGACATAGCGCTTCGCGTCTTCCATCGAGTACTTCTTGATGTCGTAGTAGTCACCGAGCTGAGCACTGACCGGTCGGAAGAGCACCGCCATAAGCTGTGGCATATAGCTCCAGTTGACTGTCGTGCCCTTCCATATCTCACCTGCCCAGGCTTCAGCATCCACGTGCTCGCGCATGGTCATGAGATCCATGTCCGGTATGAAGCCGAAGAGCTGACCATCGAGTCTGAACTTCTCTCTGTGTATCGGTGTGCATGATGCAGCACTTCGCTCGATGAGCTCAAGTGTCTTGTTCACGAGCTCGTAGTTCCAGTTCTCGATGACCGTCCTCTTCAGTCCGGTGTATGCACTGATGCGCTCGGCATCCGTCCTCGCGGTCATGTAGGCCACGTAGGTGCGGAGTGTCACGTCGTCCAGTGTCTTTGGTATCTCGACTCTCATCTGTTGTATTGACTCTTTTCGGTTATATGTTCCCTATGATCTCAATGATAGGCGCACCTTCTGCACCAGTCACTTCTTGCCGCTCGACGTATCCGCGCTTCTTGCCTTGTGTCTTTAAGAAGAAGATCGTCGCTGCGACGTTGCCCTCTTTGATGAGCTTCATCAGTTCGGACTCCGCGAAGTCCAGACGCATCTCGCGTATCTCTTCCACTCGTTGCCGGTAGTACTCGTCTTGCTCTATCCAGTTGTAGTGCGTCTGACGTGCGACCTTCATCTTGTCGCATGCCTGCTTGACGTTGCCCAAGCTATACTCGAGCGCCGCCAGCATGGCTTCCTTTCGGTCGTCGGTGTCGAATCTGTCCATCTTTTGCTACATCTATTGGTTCGCGTTGTATGATGCGATGCAGACTGCGTAGCGCTGACTCGCGTCGGTGTATTCGGTGAGTAGCTTCGAGTCGGACATGCATCGAGCCATGAAGTCCTCTCGCTTCTCTTCTGGTGTCGGTGTTGGTATTGGCATCACTTTCGGTGTTTATTTGTTTGCTTGATTAAGTCGATGAGCGACAGCACTGCGGCACTGATGACAGCGATGCATAGTGTGTAGACGATGACCGTGCTCATGGTGTGTATAGTTGAGCTTGTGCTGCTGTGTTGATTCGAATCTTGTCAACCTGCTCTTGATTGTTGTCATAGTGCATCTGTATGCCGATGCGCTTGATAGTGTGCCACTTGTCGACTCCGTCGGTGAAGTAGATGCGAGCCTTCGGTATGCCGAGCTCTTTGGCCGTAGCAAGTACGTCTTCGTTCTCCTTCCAGTGTCGAGCGGTCACGATGTACACGAGGTGTCCTTGTTTCATCTTGATCGAGGCAAGTGCCTGACCGGGTCGCGTACTGAGCACGCCGTCATAGTCGAATGATATCTTCATGCTTGAGTGATTAAGTGTTCGATGAGTTCATACTGAGCCTTGATTCGGTGCTGGTAGCCGTTCGATAGTTCAATGATGCACATGTTCGGACTGATTGCGTCGTATAGTGCGACGATATGCTCGACGTATATGCAGATTCGACTCTCGACGTATCTCTTCGCTCTTGGTATGTTGAGCTCCTTGAGTACGCGGTCGGTCGTTTCGTCGTCGACGTCTTGCTCATCGAATAGGGCTACCGCGAATAGGTAGCCGTTCTCTATGTAGCACTTGTGGCCGTTGATCATATTTGTACGTCTTGCTTGTTACCTATCTGAAGCTGGAGCTCTTTGACCATAGCTCGGATGCAGTTCTCGCACCGGCGCATCGGTCTGCCGCTTGCCTTTTCGAACCATTTCACGATGTCGTTGACCTGGTCGTTCGTTAGCTTGCCACTCTTGGGCAGTGAATTGATGAACGTCTCGAGCTTGTTGGTCTCTTCGTCCGTGAGTCGGTACTTTCCCCACTTTCCCACTGGGCACGACTCGAAGGTGAACTTCGTCTTCTCCTTCACGTAGCAGCCACATAGGCGCACCTTCTTCTTGTAGTACTTGACGAGATTCACGTCTTGAGTCTCGGGCTCGGTGTCGACCTCGTCCGGATCCACGAGTCCACCATGAGTGCCGGAGATCAGTCCGACGAGGTTCATCGGCGTGCCACAGCTGCCGTGTTCTTCGTTGTAGAACTTGCACTTGCCGCATTCATTCATGCGAGCTGTCCGGACTCGTGCCGGGACGTTGAGCTTGAACATTGTCTCGTATCTTTTTGATGGCCTTCTCGACCAGTTTATACAGTGCCCTCACCGGTATGCCGGTCTCCTTGCTGACCGTCTCGTATTTAAAGTCCTTCATGGCGTAAAGCCGTAGCACGACCGCATCGAGTTCCGGCATCAGCGAGATATATGCATCTATGTACTCGTTGTCGATGCGTGAGCCGAGCCATGGTGTCTCAGGTTCCATGTTCGCGACATCTGCCTCGGTGCTCCAGTTCGCAGCGAAGCGCTTGTACTTCTGCGCGTACTTCGTATGCTTGCCGATGTACATCAGATATAGCGATCTGTTGACGTACTCGAACAGCTTCCCTCTTCTCGCCACATCTTCGGCCTGCTCGCGGTGCTTGTCGAATATCTTGAGCAATGTCTCACTGAGCAGGTCTTCTCCTCGCACCTTGTCTCTCTCGAGACCGATGGCGTGCTCTCTCCACTGTGCGTAGTGAGTGTTCACAAGTAGCTCCAAAATGTCGCGATGTTGCACTTTTGAGTCATATCTTTGCAAACATACAGCACCGCTTGCGGTATGCCGCGCACATAGCTGTCAACTTATGCACATGACTCTCGAGGACTTCATAGTAGATCACTTCGGCACGAAGGAGCTCGCCGCTCGACGGCTTAAGGTTACACGATGGACGCTGTACCGATGGCTTCGTGATCCGGACAGCATCCAGCTCAAGCACTTCAAACGACTCGCACAAATAACTCAGACCGATGTCAATATTCTTATCGCATACGGCTCAGCAAATACTCGCCGACCTTCAAGTCATGCTCGACAAGGAGCAGGCTCGTCAGGTGCTCGTCAAGTTGCAGCCGTTAATTGACGACCGCCACTTCAAAGAGGTGAGTCTTGCCATCGTTGAGCTGATGCCAGACGAGCAGCTTCAAGACATCATGAAAACGGCCATCGACCGCACGCCTGCCGAGCTGTTCGAAGTCGCATGTATGTGCGTGACCGCTGTGACCGGTGTCTCTGATATTCATCGACGACGTAGCAGGCGCTCTGACGAGATCATGAGCAGGTACTACGCACTGTTCATCATGTGCGAGGAGCTCCATACGACCTCACAAGCGACCTATCGAGACATCGGTGCTCTATTCACTCCTCCGATACATCACACTGTCATCATACATGCCCGGAAGATGGCCCTCGGCTACCTTGAAAGTGATGAAGAGGTACGTCGTGAATTGATGAACATCACGCGACTACTCGCTCAGCATGGTCACTGGCGCTCACTCGAGAAGGTGAAGAGCATCGCACCCCTAAAAAGTAAACATATAGAACTATGAGTACATACACACACAAGCCGAACACTGGCTCACTATGGAAAAACGACAAGAAGACCGACCCGAAGCACCCAGACACGCGAGGTACTGCCTTAATTGATGGCAAGCTCTACCGGATCAGCGGCTGGACTCGTGACGTAAAAGGTCAGAAGATGAGCGGCCTCGTTTTCACTCTCGATGAGCAGAAGCCTCAGACGTCTGCACCTGCTCCGACATCCGGCGACGACGATCTACCCTGGTAAGATGCCCAAGATAGACTTCCTCCCGAAGCAGATAGAGTGCTTCCGAGCGCTCACAGTCGACTCACCGGTCGAATGGGTACTCTTTGGAGGAGGTCGTGGCGGCGCGAAGTCGTTCACTGGCTCTGTCTGGCAGATACAGAGACGTCTCAAGTATCCAGGCACGAGGGGACTCATAGGACGCAGTAAACTCGATACACTGAAGAAGACGACCCTCAAGACCTTCTTCGAAGTTTGTGCGCTCTATGGCCTACGAATGGAGAAGGATATGACCTTCAATGCTCAGTCGAATGTCATCACGTTCGCGAACGGCTCCGAGATACTACTCAAGGATCTCTTCGCATATCCTTCCGATCCGGAGTTTCAACAGCTTCAAGGTCTCGAGCTGACCGATGCCTGGATAGATGAGGCCGCGCAGGTCTCACGCCGGGCTGTGGAGGTACTCAGCTCGTGCTTCCGCTTCAAGATGAAGGAGTATGATCTCAAGCCGAAGATGCTCCTCACGTGCAATCCGCACAAGGGCTGGCTATACCACGAGTTCTATGTGCCATGGCGCGACGGAACAACAAGCCCGAAGCGTGCCTTCGTGCAGTCGCTTGCGAGCGAGAATCCTCACCTGCCGTCGAGCTACCTCGATACTCTCGAAGATCTCCACGAGATCGACCGGCAGCGCTTGAAGTATGGCATCTGGGAATATGACGAGAGTGCCGACGGTCTCTTCGGCTATGAGGACTTGAGTCATGCCTTCCGTGACGAGAAGGTGATCGGTGAGATGTATCTGACCTGCGACGTCGCCAGGCTCGGCAAGGATAGGACTGTCATCGCTGTCTGGAGAGGTCTCCAGTGCATCGAGATCCATGAGCTAAGGAAGCAGCGAGTCGATGAGGTCGTGCGTGCTATACGTGAGCTGCAAGCGAGGCATAGTGTCGAGACGCGTAATGTGATAGCCGATGCTGACGGTGTCGGTGGCGGCCTATGCGATGTGCTCCGGTGCCGTGAGTTCATGAACGGATCACGCGCGGTGCATCCGGAGCGCTTTGTTCACCTCAAGGCCGAATGCTACTACAAGCTCGCAGAGAAGGTCGAAGCTCGTGCGATAGTGCTCCCCATCAGCCACCGCGATACTATCATGAAGGAGCTTGACATGATTCGAAGGAAGAGGCCCGAAGCCGACGGCAAGCTGTCGGTGAGTTCGAAGGATGAGATCAGTCGCCAGCATGGCCTATCTCCCGACTATGCCGACGCGATCATGATGAGAATGTTCTTCGAGCTGTATCCGAATTATGGCAAGTATAGCTATGGGTAAAAAAAAAGGGCCCGAAGGCCCTCTGTAACATGTTACAACTTGTTCCACTATGTTACCAAAGAAAGCGCACGCGTGCGTACTTGCCGCCTTCTCGTTCCGATAGTATGCCTCCCCTCTCTTCGAGCAGTCTGAAGAGTATCGCAGTATCTGCCATGTGGTGACGATAGCGAATATCTTGGAACTGGTCGCTCTTCGTCTCGATCCAGGCTGCATCGTACCGGTCACGTAGCTCGTCGATGAAGGCGCGCGTGTTGCCGCGTAGGCCCTTGTAGATGTTCGATGCGAGCGGTGCAGGTTCGGTGAACATGTCCGTCTGTTTGGAAGCCTTGACCATAGCGCCGACCTCCTCCGGCGAGAGTGCTATGAGCACGCCGCCGTCGTTTGTACTTGTGATTTTCATCTGTATATTGAGTTATTTGTTAACTGATAGAGTTCGCCGCTGATGCTTCTCATGCGGCTCGGTGAGTACTTTACGTCTCCGCGTAGCATCTGGATGCGAAGAGTCCGGAGCTTGACTATGCGCTCCACTTGTTCGGCTGTGTATGTTTTCATCTGATATTTGTTTGGAGTTCGGATTCGACATCTCGCCAGTACTGAGCGAGTTCATAGTTGCAGTGTAGTTGCATCTGTTCGATGAACATCAGCGCGCACTGCCGGGCTGCTTCTGCTCTACTTCGACGACCGCGAAGTGACATGTCGTGTACGACACCACTGAGCAGGTCGTAGTACTCGTCGAAGAGTATCTGTGCGTGATCCTTTGCCGTCATGACTTCCCCTCCTTCTCTTGTGGCTTCCAGTTCACCTGCTCCTTCGCGACGTTTGCGAGTATCGTCCGGACGAGTATGTCTCGGTGTGCATCGCTGAGTTCATGGCTCGGGTCGATTCTGACCTCGTACTTGATGCTGCCGTTCGTGTGCCGTAGCAGCTCGAAGACATAGGTCGGCTGTGCCTCATCTGAGAGCGCCAGTGTGATAGTGCCTCGGAAGTGCTCGGTGCGCTTGTGAGGCTTGTTGTCGATAGTGATCATGTTATAGAGTTTTGAGTTGTTTGATTTTTGTCTTGTATAGCTTGATCTGCTCCTGAATCTCCGGCACCGATAGCGAGAGCCGTCCGTTTTTCGCAGCATGCAGTTCATCGTATGCCTTCAGTCCGATGCGCTCAACAAGTCGCTCACCGTACTCGATGAGGTTGCCGTGCTTGTGCTGATTGCAGGTCACACACTGGCCGAAGACATTCGCTTCGTTGAAGCGTAGGTTCGGATAGCTGCCGACGCTGAAATAGTGACCGGCGTCATACTTGCCCCTGAGAGGCTTGCCGCAACTTATGCAGGTCAGCATCTTGTCGCGTTCGCGTATGTAGGCATTGAAGACCGTCTGAAGTTCTTTAAGGTACTCCTGGCGAGTCTTGAGCTTTTCGCGCATCTCCTGGATCTTGAGCCTGCTGTCCTTTGCCTTCATGGCCTTCGCATGTGCCAGCACACAGCTCACCTTCGTGCATGTGACCTGGAGTGTGCTGATGGTCGGTGAGAAGACCTGCTTGCAGATCTTGCACTTCCTATTTTTTACGTTCGTCAATTTCATTTTGAACTATGACGCGGTAGCGTCGATTGCGTGCTTTGCATGTTTTGTCCTCGCTGTGCTCACTGAGCAGCTTCCAGCGCAAGAGCGTGAGCTCGTTGTCTGTCATCGTTTTGACCTGCTTCTTCTTCATGGCTCTATGATGTGTATCAAGTCCATGACGTGCTTCGGTATTCGAAGGAGCTGCCGGTTGTTATGCCTCCACTTGTCGGTGACATGTCCGACCTTCTTGGCCGCGTGTACGATGTGGAACAGTTCGTTCCTTGAATTGATGACGTCGTAGGTGCCGTCAGAGTTTCGATATACTTTCATCTCTTGCTTGATTATACGGCCGCTTGACATGATTAGAAAGCGCATGTTAAAAGGCCTCTATGGTTTGTATGGGTTGTTTGTTGAAGTCAGTGTATTGCATCACTTCGGCCTTGAAGCGCATCTTTGCGATACCAGTCGAGCCGTTGCGCTGCTTTGCCACGATGTACTCGCCGCTTCCGGTCAGATCGTTGCCGCTGTCGTCGCGTGTGATGCCGTAGTAGTCGGGACGGAAGAGGAAGACCACGACATCCGCATCTTGCTCCAGGCTTCCCGACTCGCGAAGGTCGGAGAGCATCGGCCTCTTAGTTGACCTTGCCTCGACTCCTCGCGATAGTTGAGACAGAGCCACTACCGGTATGTCGCACTCCTTGGCGACGAGCTTCAAGTTGCGACTGATCATGCTGATCTCTTGCTCTCGGTTCTGTCCCTTGTTGCGGAATTGACTGCCCAGTGTCATGAGCTGCACATAGTCGATGAACACGATGCCGACCTTGTGCTTCTCGACCATGGCCTTGACGCGTGTGCGTAGGTCGAAGATAGAGACGCCTGCCGTGTCGTCGATGTATATCGGTAGTCTGTTGAGTCTGTCCTTTGTCATCTGGAAGAGTCGCATCTCATCTGTGTCGAGTCGGTACTTCATCACTTTCTGACCATCCAGGCCGCTCATCATGCTGATCATGCGAAGGATCACTTGAGCACTGGACATCTCGAGCGAGAAGAAGAGCACCGGCATGCCACGCTGTGCCATGTTCAGCATCTCGCTGATCGCCATCGCAGTCTTGCCCATGCCCGGACGACCTGCCATGTACATGAGGTCTGTCTTCTGGTGTCCTCCGATGAGCTTGTCGACGCACTCGATGCCTGACGACACACCACTTACGCCGCTCGCTTCCTTCTCTCGTGATATGACTGACTCTGCGACCTTCTCGGTCAGCTCGTTGACGTGTGCCACTGTGGTCTTCACGTTTGTCGAGAATACTTGCGTCATCTGACTACTGAAGCGGTCGAACATCTCGAACACATCAGCGCTCGGATCGTAGGCCAGCTCGTTCACCTGGGCACTGATGCGAGCGAACTCTCTCTTCATGTAGTGCTCGCTGAGCATGAGGCACCACTGCTCAAGATTGGCGGTCGATGCCACTCGTGAGGTGAGTCCGGCTATGTACGCAGGCCCTCCGCACTGATCAAGCAGGCGCTCCTTCCGGATGTGCTGAGTGACCGTGAGAATGTCGATAGGCTTGTTGTGAAGGAAGAGCTGAGTCATAGCCTCGAAGATAGCCGTGTGCCGGCCATCGTAGAAGCGCTCTGCCGATAGGTGAGCGATGACTGAGGTCATGGCCTTGCTCTCCATGAGCACAGCACCGAGCACCAGCTGCTCGAGTTCTATGTCGTTTGATGGTAGTCTTGAGATCATACTGGTCGATATTGGTCGATAGGTTGCCATACTGCCGGTACTTCGCCGATGGCTGGGTTGTAGTGTGAGCTGAGTACTTGTGCCTGAGGCTGTTTGTTCTCGTCTTTAAACCAGACGCCTCGCATCTTCTGCTTCCAGGCTCTCACCGGCTCGCCGCGTGAGTCCTTCCAGCCTGCCTCTGCATAGTAGTGGTAGGCCTTGACTGCGATATCTCGAGTGTATCCGTTCTCAGTGAAGAAAGTGATCACCTCGTCGAGTGATGGATAGGCAGTACTCTTATCCTTTACATTAACACTATCATTTACATTAACACTTACATTTACACTACCGCTACGTTTGCTATCGTTTGCTACCTCTTGCTTGCTTTTGCTACCTTTTGCTACCTTTTGCTTGCTATTGGTAGCTTTAGCTTGTCCGCCTTTACTGCCTTGAGTTCTACGTATGTCGGCTATGCGTTCCCACTTCTCAGCATCACGCGTCCACTGATTTATGAAGGGAAGCAGTATGCACTTGAGAAGTACATCTTCTGGCTGTTCACCAGTCTCGTGATAGGTTGCCATAGCTTTGAACAGCTTACCGGCTTGCTCATCACTCAGAGCGTCGAGAACAGCGAGACTATCTCGGTGTAATAGGAAGGAGTTTTTCATGGAAAAAATACGACTACCGCACGCAAAGGCGATCCATCGCACGAATGTGCTTAAGCAATGCGGCGGTAGTCTGTATTCAGTTTTTTCATAAATGAATCGCGATACAATTATAGTCAACGTCCGCGTGCATTCAGCACAGACTTTTGAACATTACCTGCCCACTCTTGAACATATTGCTGCTTGATAGCCTCAGCCTTCTCCATTCGCTCGCAAAGGAGCTGAAGTGCTTCGATGTCGGCCTCAATACGTGCATAGTGAAGACGTCGGTGCTCCGGCTGACGAGGGTCATAGCTGGCAAAGTAGGCCGCTGTGGTCTGATGCACGAGCATGTTCATCTGCACCTGCCAGTAGTACTCGTCATTCTCCTTCTTCAGACTCTCGCCATCGGTCACTCGCGTGTGATAGAAGTGTGTGACGCTGTTGTATGGGCACTTCATCTCGACGATCAGCAGAGGATCCATCTCGCGGTCGTATATGATCGCATCCGATGAGCATCCGGCGTAGTCGTTCCAGAGCTTGAAGGCAGGCTTCATGACCATACGCACCTCGCCGCCAGTGTCGTGCTCTAGCTGCTTGTGCAGTTCGTTTAGTGCGTGCTCTTCCCACTCGTTGCCCCAGTCGATAGCACGACCGAAGGCGTGATCGTGTGATTCACCAGTGATGATCTCCATGGCCTTTTCGATGACATAGCGCTCACCTGCTACTGATAGCTTTCCTGCTTCGCGGTCGGCCTTGCTTCGAGGCTCACTCATGAGGTCGACGATAGTGCTCGCGGTGAACTTGCCGAGGCGCATTTTTTCCCATGCTTCTGACTGTTGTCTGACTCCTTGCGCGTGCTGGAGGACGTCGGCTGTATACTTATTCATGTGCTTTGGTATTTAGTAGGGACTCGATGTGTTGCTTCTGCTCTGGACTGATGAGCTCGGCAAGCTCCTCCATCGCCTGGCGAATCTCGAACTCGTCCTCGCCTTTCGCGATGCTCTGCTCGATCAGCGTCATAGTGTGCTCCGGTAGCTTCGTGATAGGGACGTCCTTGCGCGTGATCTTGTAGGGCTTGTACGTGTCCTTGTTCTTGCGATTAAGGTCACGACCGAATACCTTGCCCAGGCTCTGCGCTGCGTTTTTGAGGCACTCTGCCTTGAGCTTTGGGAAGGCCATGTCGAGAGCGTTCGGCTTCTTGTTCGATGGAGACAGTGCCCACTGATTGCGGAGCTGTGCATCGTCCTTTATTGAGTCCGGAACGCGGTCGACCATGATGACCACAGAAGCGGCTCCGGTGCGTCTGATCTCGTAGCCGGTGACTGGATGCACCACGACGAGCTCGAGTGATGCCTGCACCTCGTTGGCTATCATGTGCCACTTAAAGTTCTCCGTCTTCCACTGCCCGAAGTACATCTCGTCGAGGGTCATCTCGATGTGACTGATGACCACAGTGCTCGCCTTTTTATCCGGTGTGAGCTCGACCGACTCCAGTGCAGGCTCTGAATTGAGCCGTGCCTGGAACTTTTGAAGTGCGTCTATACTGACGTCTTGAATAGGGTATCGCATGTTTGTAGAGGTTTATGGTAGTTCTTCATGAGGTAGATGACTGCGTCGTTCAGTAGTGACCAGAAGCGATCGGGACGGCCTTCGGTGAATTGTTCGCTCTCGGCCCAGTGAACATCGTCATACATGTCGACTGTGTCACGATTGTAGGCCACGCGTATCATGTGCGTCCATTCGTTTCGCTGTACATCTTTGATCAGCTTGACGTAGTGAGTCGGATAGATAGCGAAGTATACGCCGCAGTTGCGGTTCTCGCGGTAGGTAGGCTCGCTCATGGCTGCACCTCCTCTGCTTTACCGGATAGACGAGCGACGCACTGAGCGAAGAGCTCATCGAAGCGCTCGCGTGTCACGATCTGCCACTTCGGCTCGGTAAGCACACGAGCGAGTTCGCTCAATTCACTGATCTCGTCGCCTTCCTTGATGCGTTCACTACGCAGGCTCGAGTACTGGATATTCTTCGCCATCCATCCAGTGATGAATGTGCCGTCTATGATTGCCGCGAAGGAGCAGTCAGTCACGTTTTCATAGTAGGCCGAAGTCGGCAGCATAACTGATGTCGCCGACCTTTGAGTGATAGTGATATTCATGACATGGCCTCCTCTTCTTCGTTGACTAAAAATGAAAAGTTTGAATGCATGAGCTCGATGCGGTAGTCATGACCGATGCCTCCGGCACTCATTAGTGCGGTGCCGTCTGGTAGGTCAGTCCACTCGTAGCCGAGCTCGTCGCAGCGCTGAATGAAGGACGTCTGTGCGTCCTTCCAGTTGTTGAAAAAGTGAACAGCGTGACTCTTCTGTGAGCCGCTGATCTGTTCGATTGTGATACAGTACTTCATGTGTGTGATGTTTTGAAATTTGTTCGGCAAATATATGTGGTTTTTTTGCTACATCAATAGACAAAAATCATGTAAGTATTAACACGACGCGGTTAACATCGTGCAATACACTGAAGATTAAGGTGTTGAGGTGTTGAAAAGTCAGACTTGAAAGTGCGGCATGTCCTTGAATCGAGGCCAGTTGCCGCCCCATTGTACCGACTTGAAGTGCTCGGCCACGATGGCCGCGAAGTTCTTGAAGTTCTTCTCACTCCAGTCGAGCTTGCCCTCCTTCTTGAAGGCTATGTCGAATGCCTTCGAGGGGTATACGTTGTGCCTACCGTTCTCACGTAGGCGCGTGACGATCTTGCCCGGCTTCGTGCGGCCCTGAGCATAGAGCTCTCGCTGCTCTTCGTTAGTGCGATGCGTACAAGTCAAAAAGACCTGCGGCCCTTC